TGATAGCTTTGGTATTAACTGACATGTATCCAGAAATGCAAAAGGAGTTAATGCAAGCTGCACAAAATATTTCAAAAAGCAGAATACTTGCAAGAGTGCATTATGAATCAGATAAAACAATGGGAGAAAAGCTTGGTGAAAGCTTATTTAATCATTTTAAAACCGCTTAAAATATATAATAAATTATTGTTTAATTTTGTTTAAAATTTAATCAAATGAAAATACAAGTTAAAGCAGTGGAAGGCAACACTCAAAAATCAAAAGCCGAAATAGAAGAGAAATTATTAAAGGATCATGAAGAGAAACTTAATAATGAATCTTCAGAAGAAAAAGTAGAACAGGTTAAAGAACCTGTAAATGAAAGTGTTGAAGAAAAAGTAGAGTCAACACCAGAACAAAAAGTTAACAAAGAAACTCCCTCATCAGAGTTAAATGATGAAGACGTTCTTTCTTATATTAAAAACAGATATGACAAAGACATCAATACTGTTGATGAATTGTTTGAGACTAAAGAATCAAACCCTCAATTACCAGAAGATGTTAAGTTGTATATGGATTATAAAAAAGAAACCGGACGTGGTATAGAAGACTTTTATAAATTACAAAAAGACTACGATGCCATGGACGATGATTCTGTTTTAGCTGATTTCATTAGCACGCAAGAAGATGGTCTTGATGCTATTGATATACAAGATATTATGGACGACAAATTCGGCTTCAATGAAGAAGAAGATGAAGAACGTGATATTAAGAGAAAAAAATTAGCTAAGAAAAGAGAACTTGCGAAAGCGAAGAAGTTTTTCAAGGAACAGAAAGATAAGTATAAAATTCCTCTTGAGTCAAGTGGGGGTGGATTATCTGAAGAACAAGAAAAAGATCTAAGTGCTTACAAGAAGTATATCGAGGAATCTAAAACTAATGCGGATGGCCGACAAAAAAGGTATGATTACTTTTTGAATAAAACCAATGAAGTATTCGACACTGAGTTTAAAGGTTTTGAATTTAGTGTAGGTGAAGACAAAAAGGTTAATTATAAACCTGGTACTGCAGAAGAACTGAAAAATAATCAGTCAGATGTAAATAAATTTGTAAACAAGTTTATGGGCGATGACGGATTAATAGTGGATCCTGAAGGATACCATCGAGCTTTATCAGTTGCGATGAATCCGGAAAAATTTGCTAAGTTCTTTTATGAGCAAGGTGTAGCAGCAACAGTAGATGATGTTGCTCGTAAGTCTAAGAATATCAATATGGATATTCGTAAAGCACCACAACTCAGTACAAAAGACAGTCTAAAAATTAGACCTGTTGGTGATACGACAAGTGGAAGAGGACTCAAAATTAGAAGTATTAAAAAAGTTTAACAAATTAAAAATTTAAAATTATGGCAGTAAATGTTTCACCAGGTTTTGAATTGCAACCTTCGGCTCAACAGGTCCCTGTTGAATCGAATTATATCAACAACTTTGATTTCTTGAATCAGTATTTACCTGATACGTACGAAAAAGAATTTGAAAGATATGGCAATCGAAGCGTAAGTTCCTTCCTAAGAATGGTAGGAGCTGAGATGCCTTCTAACTCCGACCTTATTAAATGGTCTGAGCAAGGAAGACTTCACATTAAGTACAAAAACGCAACATCAGCAGCAGCAGCTGGATCTGATACAGCGGTTTGGACTATACCAGGAATCGGAGCAGCACCAGGTACTGGAGCTAACGATCCTACAAGCTATGATCCTCAGTTAGATGCTAACTCAGGAATTTTGTCAGCTCTTAGAGTTGGACAAACAATTATGATCTCAAGCAATGCAGCAGGATCTAACAATACCAATAAAGCGGTTATCACTGTAGCACCTACATCAGCTAACCCTAACGTATTCACAGTAGCATACTATGAAGGCGGTGGGCAAACTATGGCGGCTGCAGTAGCATGTGACATCTTTATCTACGGTTCTGAATTTAATAAAGGAACTAACGGTATGGACGGATCTCTTGAAGCTGATAGCTCAATCTTTGACAATAAGCCAATTATTATTAAAGATAAGTATTCAGTATCAGGTTCTGATATGGCACAGATCGGCTGGATCGAAGTATCAGGCGAAGATGGCGTAAGCGGATACCTATGGTATTTAAAGTCTGAGCATGACACAAGATTGAGATTTGAAGATTATATGGAAACAGCTCTTATTGAAGCTGTACCTGCAGACGCTGCGTCTGGAGCAGGTGGTTACTTCCAAGGAGTAGCTGCAGCTGCATCAGCAGCAAACCTTAACGGTTCTGAAGGTGTATTCTATGTAGTAGGTCAAAGAGGTAATGTATTCGGTGGAGGTAATCCAACGACTCTTGCTGATTTTGACAGTATCATCCAAAGATTAGATAAGCAAGGATCTATCGAAGAAAATGTAATTTTCGTAAATAGAAACTTCTCATTTGATATTGATGATATGTTAGCTGCACAGAACTCTTACGGAGCTGGCGGTACTTCATATGGTCTATTTGATAACGATGAAGAAATGGCATTGAATCTTGGATTCTCTGGCTTCAGAAGAGGTTATGACTTTTATAAGTCTGACTGGAAATATCTAAACGATCCTACTATGAGAGGTGGTTTAAATGCAGGAGCAATCAATGGACTATTAGTTCCAGCTGGTTCTACTACAGTATATGACCAAATCTTAGGTAAGAATGCTAAGAGACCTTTCTTACATGTTAGATATAGAGCTTCTGAAACTGAAGATAGAAGATATAAAACTTGGATTACTGGTTCAGCTGGTGGTGCAAGAACATCTTCATTAGATGCAATGGAAGTAAACTTCTTGACTGAGAGAGCTGTTTGTGTCTTAGGAGCAAACAACTTCTTCTTATTCCAAGATGCTTAATATTACTCAATGATTAGGGGAGGATTTACTTTCCTCCCTTAATTATTATAATTAAAATTTAAATTAAATAAAATGAAAAAAGTAAAAGAAAAATACGTAGATAAAGCCTATAGATTAAAAAATCATTCGGCTCCGCTGGCATATATGCTGGCATCAAAACACACACGAAGATCTCCCTTATTATTTTTTGATGACGATACTGGACAAAACAGACCGCTTAGGTATGCAAAAAACCAGAAATCTCCATTTGAAGATGAGCAAGATGGTAACGTGGTTTTAGAACCTATTGTTTTTGAAGATGGTCTGTTAGCAGTGCCAAGATCAAATCAAGTGTTACAAAAGTTTTTATATTATCATCCTTCAAACGGAAAAGTTTTTGAAGAAATAAATAGAGAGAAAGATGCAATGCAAAGCTTATCTTTTATTGAAAGAGGTATTGAAGCTCAAGCTATTGCAAAAGATTTAAAAGGCGATAAATTATATTCTGTAGCCAGAGTAATGATTGGAGCAAGTGCTGATAAAATGTCAACTCCTGAAATAAGAAGAGACATTTTACTTTATGCACAAAATGATCCAGAAGATTTCTTAGATACTGTAAATGATCCTATGTTAGAATTGTATGATGATACAGTTCAGTTTTTTAGTAAACATTGGCTTGTTCTAAAAAATAGTGGCAAAGATGTATATTTTAATTTACCAAAGAACAAACAAAAAATATTAAGTGTTCCTTATGGTGAAGATCACTACTTTATTATGTCTTCTTGGTTTCAAGGTGATGATGGTATAGAATCATATAAGTTACTAAAAAAACGCTTAAAGAATAAAGATTAATAATTCGTACATTTACAGAATTGTTTAACCATAAAATTTATATTAACATGGCAAAATTTTTATCAATCCCTGTAACTGATGAGCAAAAACAATTAGTTAGTGCTGATGGCGTTATTCTTTTAGAACAAGCGTCTACAACTACTGTTGTTATGACTTATGCATCTGCTAAAGTTGTAACTGTTACGCATGCTGCGTTGGGTGCAAATGTTGAATCAATGAGAGACTATTTACAAGACTCTATTGTTTTCGCACAGCAACAACCATGGCATCAAGTTAAGTATGAGTGTGACGCATTACCTGTAGCGGTAAGCGGCATCGGAGTAGCTTAATTAGTAGCTCATTATTATTTAGTGAAAGGGGGTAAAAAAAATTACCCTCTTTTTTTTTTGTTATCTTTGTCTAAAGATTTAATGGATGATAAACTCAGTAAGAAATACAGTATTAGCTGTAGCTAATAAAAACAATTACGGATACATTTCTCCTCAAGATTTTAATTTATATTGTTTACAAGCTCAAATGGATTTATTTGAGGATTATTTTTATCAATATAATAATTGGATTAATAGAGAAAATGCACGTACATCAGGTACTGGATATGCGGATATAGTAAAAGGTTTAGAAGAAGTTATAGATACTTTTTCAGTGTCAGCTTACTTAGCTCAACCAGTAGCTAACGTAAATAATATATACACATTACCAGCTGATTACTATTTAATAAATAAAGTTTTTTATTATCCTACGCTAAAGGTAAGTGGTACAACAACAGGAGTAAATGGTTATGAGCTGATTGATGCTAATCAAACTTTTACAACTTCAGTAGCGGTAGGTGATTTAATTACTAATACCACAGATAATACTTCTGCTTACATCACAGCTATTACCAATGACACAACTTTAGTCATTAGTCAAAACATTATGGCAAATGCAGAAACATATAGTATATATGATAAGAACAATATTACTCAAGTAGAAAGAGTAAATCAAAATAAAATATTTATGTTGACGAGTTCTAATTTAACTGGACCGTCAAATCAATACCCTGCTTATGTTTTAGATGGTATAAATATTACTGTTTATCCTTCAACGATAACTTCAGGAGGTGCTATACAAACACAATACATAAGATACCCGTTAGCTCCAAACTGGACATATTTAACAACATCAGGTAATGATCCGATTTTTAATTCAACAGCTGCGGATTTTCAAAACTTTGAATTACCAGCATCTGATGAACCTAATTTAGTAGCTAAAATATTACAATACATTGGTATTGAAATAAGAGAAAAAGAGGTTTATAATTTTGGGGTTACAGAAGAATCTATAGATACACAAGAAACAAGTTAAGATGACATATATAAACCAATATCAATATTTTTATAACAGTGGTAACAACCCTGAAGATGCTAACAGAGGATCATATCAATATGTTTCTTTGCAAGACATAGTAAACAATTTTATGCTTATGTATGTTGGAAACCATGAGCTTCTTAACAACCTAAGCAGGTATCAAGTTTTATTTCATGCAAAGCGTGGCATTCAAGAGTTGAATTACGATGCAATGAAAAACATAAAAATATTACAGTTAGATGTAGGTAATGAACATAGATTTATATTACCTTCTGATTATGTAAACTGGGTTAGAATATCACAATGGAAAGATGGTTTATTGTTTCCATTATCAGAAAACATACAAACTAATTTTGCAGAAGCATACTTACAAGATAACAATGCAAATATTTTATTTGATCAAGATGGTAATGCATTATCACCACAGGATTCAGAAGTAAGTTTAGCACAGATGGCATCAGCTCCAAGAAGTATTTATTTAAATCCTGGCAGTCCACTTAACGGTGCAGAAGGCTGTTGTATTAATGGAAAATATTATTTTGACTTTAGTGTTGGTGCAAGGTTTGGATTAAATACAGAAACAGCAAATCAAAACCCTACATTTAGAATAGATAAATCGGCTGGAGTTATAAACTTTAGTTCTTTGTCAGGAAGCACATCTATCGTTTTAGAATATATAGCTGATGGAATGGAAAACGGAGATGATTCACTGGTTAGCGTAAACAAATTATTTGAAGAATATTTATATGCTTATATTAAATTCGCCATTTTAAATAGCAGGGTCGGAGTTCAAGAATACATTGTTAATAGAGCAAGAAAAGATAAATCTTCTTTATTAAGAAATGCAAAAATTAGATTAAGTAATATACACCCTGGCAGACTCTTAATGAACTTAAGAGGTCAGAATAAATGGATAAAGTAATATGGCATTAGTAAATACCAATTTCATTTTAGGACGAATGAACAAGTCGGTAGATGAAAGACTTCTACCGCCTGGTGAGTATGTTGATGCTATGAACGTACGACCGGGATCTACAGAAACTACTGAGGTTGGTGCTGTAGAAAACACTCGTGGTAATTTACCATTAACTACATTACGTTTTGGAAATCAAAATCTTTCTACGCAAGCAACATGTATAGGAGCTTATGCAGATGACGCAAATGAAACTATGTATTGGTTTGTCCATGATCCAGCAAACGCAGTTGCGCCTGGAGGTATAGTAGACATGATAGTTTCTTTTAATACAGAAACAACCTCTTTAAGATACCATGTAGTAACAGCAGCTGGTAATGCAGCTAACCCTTCTACTCTAAATTTTGATCCATTGTTTTTAATAAACGCTGTCAATAAGATAGAAGACTTGTTGTTTTTTACTGATGATAAAAATCCGCCAAGAAAAATAAATGTAAAACGAGCTTACACTCTTGCATCGAATGCAGGAGTCGATGGTATAGTTGATGAAGATTTAAATGTTATTGTAAAAATACCAGGTTTTGAAACAGGGTCAAGTACATACACACCTTTACCAGCACCTTCGCTTGAACTATTACAAGTAGCTGGTGGAGAAAATTATTTAAAGGACAGGTTTTTAAGCTTTGCTTATAGATACAGATACTTAGATAATGAATATAGTGCTACGTCATTATTTACTAATCCAGCTTTTCAACCAGGAGATTTTAAATTTGACACCAAAAATTTTAACAATGCAGGTATGGTTAACTCCTACAATGCAGTTAGAATAGATTTTGGTACAGGTAGTAGCAGAGTAAAACAAATTGATTTATTATATAAAGACTCTAACACTAATAGTATTTTTGTTATCGAAAGGTTTAAGAAAAGTGATTATGGGTGGGCAGATGATACTGTACAAAGTTTTACTTTTACAAACAGTAAAATTTATTCACAACTTGGAGCTGACGAATTATTACGTTTATATGATAATGTACCTAAAATAGCTAAAGGTCAAACTATTATGGGTAATAGATTAATGTTCGGTAATTATACTGATGGTTATGATATTACTAACGCAAACGGTCAAGATATAAGTATTGATTTTTCTACTGAACTGTTGGCTAATCGTGTAGACTTTTTAGAGCTGCCAATAGGTGTACCATCAAACGGTACCACTTACTCTGTAGATCCAGTAGGCGGTGGTGTAACAGCAACAAATGCGCTGATGACATTTAATTTGTCAAATATAGCTACAAAATTAAAAGCAGGTAGTACACTAACTCTTGATTTAAATCTTAAACATCAAGGCCTAAGCGGTACAACTACTCAACAGTGTTACATTGATAATGTAAATTTTGAAAATGCTAATTTCAGTTTATCTGTAGAAATAACATTAGATCAAGATTATACTTCAGTATACGACTTATCTATAAGTACATTGTTCAAAGACGCAATAGGATCTCAAAACTTTCAGACAATAGCTCAAGCATCAACTGGTAGATCATTTACAGATCAGTTTAATGCTACTGTAGTTGCACCAGCTATAAACTGTACGTTTACAAAAGAAAACAGTGGTATAACATCTTCATCTACTCAACAAGGTTTTTCTATAACATCATCTCCAGGTAGTAATAATATAGGAATACAAACAATAGCTATACAATATAGAAGTAATACTGGACCAACAAACATGTATGAATATTTTAGAATAGTTTCTGGTACAGCTTTTTTTACAAGTACGTTTGATACTTCTTCTTTACATAGTAATAGAGATTACGAAACAGGTATAGTATATATGGATGAGTATGGTAGAGCATCTACAGTACAGGTTTCTGAATTTAACACGATTTATATACCGCCTGAAAACAGTGTTACTCAAAATAAAATATTAGCAACAATAAATAGTTTGCCACCTTCGTGGGCAACAAAATATAAATTTGTTGTTAAACCAAACAAAGGAGATTACAATATAGTTTATACAAATTTCTTTTATACAAGACCATCAGACAATATGGTGTTCTTTAAGTTAGAAGGAGAAAATCAAAATAAAGTAGAGACTGGAACTAAATTGTTTGTTAAAACAGATGTGACAGGACCTCTTGGCACAGTGGTAGAAGCAGAGGTTTTAAATGTGTCCGGTCAATCAAGAGACTTTTTAGCAACTGACAATGAACTTGGGCAAGGTTCAAACCAGTTAGCTGGTTTATATATGGAAATAAAACCCTCTGGTTTTTCCGCAACTATTCAAGACGATTCTCTTGTTGACAATGGAGTTAAAAAATATGCAAGTGCCAGAAATAGTATATGTAGACATAAGTTAGGGTATCCATTATTTACTTTTACTGAACCAAGTACAGGTACTTATGTTACCACTAATTATAGTATACCAGCTGGTAGTGTAATAGATATAAGAATAAAACAAAAAAGAAACAGAAGATCATCAGGTTGTGAGGGGTATCATTTTGAATGGAATCAAATATTTACCGCCTCTGCAGATTATACTGACTTTAGAGCGTGGTGGGTAGGAGATAATGTAAACCATGGTAATGCGAGTCCCGGCCAACTCGAAGGAGATCAACAAATTTTTTACAACACAACTGTAGGAACTCCCAATGGAAACTTCAATGGAGATAACACAGATTATGGAGGGCCAGGAGGTATTGCTGCTTCAGCATTTTGCAATGGCTTTGCTACAGAAACATTTCAGTTTTTACAAGCTACACCCGGAGATGTAAACTCTCCTCTATATTTAGCACTTGTATCTGGTGTGCCTGGTTGTAATGCAAAACTTAACAATAGAATAAGTATAGAGATTATTGTAACTCGAGCAAATAGTTTAGTGGTTTTTGAAACTGAACCAGCAGAAGTGTCAGCCGAATTTTACTATGACTCTGCTGAAGCTTTACCAATAACTAATGGGTTTCATATAGCGGGTAGTGCAGATGAATCACAAAATCAAACTGCAAGTCAACCAGCTGTTGTGCCTTTACCTTTTATGGATTGTTTTACTTTTGGTAATGGTGTAGAAAGTTTTAAGATAGAAGATAACATAGCCACCAAAAGTGTGGTAATAGGTCAAAGAGTTTTAGGTGTATCTGCTGAAGATTTTGCAGAAGCAGACAGGTTCGCTGATATAACTTATAGTGGAGTATATAGTAGTAATTCGGGCGTTAATAACTTAAATGAATTTAATTTAGGTTTACAAAATTTTAAAGAATGCGAAACAAGCTTTGGACCTATACAAGTATTACATGGTAGAGAAACTGATATACTTACATTACAAGAAGATAAAATATCATATGTATTAGCGTCTAAAAATTTAATTAGTGACGCTGCTGGTGGAGGTGCTTTAACAACTTCAACACCAGTTTTAGGTACGCAAATAGCAAGAACAGAAGAATATGGTATTAGTTTTAATCCAGAAAGTTTTGCGCATTATGCGGATAGCTATTACTTTACTGACGTTAAAAGAACATCAGTTATACAATTAAAAGGAAACTCAGTTAACGATCAGCTAATTGTTATATCAGAAGATGGTATGAGATCTTGGTTTAGAGATGAGTTTCAATTAGGATTAGATACACAAAAATTAGGTGGTTACGATCCATATATGGATGAGTACGTGTTGGGAATGAACTGTATACAAGTTCCTACACCACCGGTAATTTTAGCTTGTGGTTCTGTAGTGCATCAAGACGCTACTACTACAGCAAAAACTTATACAATAGACTTTGGAACTATCGTAGATACTTCTACAAAAATAGAATATGTAATAGCATCTGGAACTGTTAATATAAATGTAAATTGGAATGGCACTAATACAACTTCAGGTAATGTTACCGGAAGCGGTTTCTTTAGTTTTAATAAATCTCAGGCAGCACCTACGACCGCAGTTATAACTGTAACCCCAGTAGGAGGAGCTGCAGAGTTTGATATTACACCGACCTGTCCTACTCAAGATCCTATAACTATTGTTAAATGTGTTATAAATTCAGTACAAGACAGTGGTAAGTTTATACACGTAGAACATCAATGGAATGATTCTACTATTGTAAGTCCTATTGATTCCGTCTCTGCAGAGCTGGGGAATAGTAACCTATTGTTTAGCACATTTAATTCACAAACAGGATTTAGATCAAACGGTGTCTTTCCATACGAAGGAGTTACTGTTACAATGAGAATTAACAAAATAGGTTTTGACGATTACAATTGGTCTTTCCCTGATGATAACATGAGATTCTTATCAACGAACACTGCATATGCAAATAATTTATCAGACGTTCAAACATTATTAAACTTGTCATCAACAATACCAAATGCACAGGTGCAACAACCTTCGTCAAATTTATACAAAGCATCTGTAAATTCTACAACAACGCCAGCTTTAAACCTACCAACTTCAAATAGTTTCTTATATTTGATTTGGGATTTAAGAGATATTGGCGCACAAAAATTATGTTATGATGCAAGTTCTGCATCTGATGCATGCTGTACTTGTACATGGCCTTGTGTCGGGTTTGCAGCTGGTGATGTAGCAGCGACACACGCTGAAGCTTGTCAGCAACCATTAAGTAATACTTATTATCATAGTGGATTAAATGCATTACCTGTTGTAAATGATTTAGTATATAGCAACAGCACGTGTGAAGGAAACAATAGCGGTGCCGCTTCTCCTTTACCAATAGGATTTTATAAAATTAGCAATACAATGTTCATGCAGGTCAACTCAGAAGGAGTGGTTGTCGCTGTAGGTGCATGTTTTACATAGAATTATGGGTACATTAGGAACATATTATTTTGACGGAAACAGTTTTCAAACAGCAACTGCTGTGTATACAAATGCTACTTTAACAACGTTAGCGCCAGATGGTTACTATGCGGGTAGTGGAGTTGTTAGGCAACAACTAAATGGTGTACTATTATCTGCATCAAATTGTGATCAATGTTTGGTTGCATGTGATACCGGAGTATCAGTATCTATTTCAAATACACGTGGTTGGTTTGACGCTAATATTAATGTTGGTAACGATACAGGTGCAGTAGTTTTATATGCTTATTTGGGAGCATCAATACCTGATGGTATAATCGCATACTTTAACAGCCTGCCATACAAAAGACTTACTTGTAATGACAATCATAACGGTGTTACATTAGTAAACGGTGCAGGTGCAACAGTCGACTATGCGGGTATATTATCTCAGAACAATGTCCCAACATATGTGGGTGCATCAAATGGCGGATTAATTACAGGTAGTCCACATACAAACATAGATGAGTATGAGCTTATTAGTGGTACTTATTCACAAACCGGTGCTACAAGAACTATAACAGTTGTTAACTCTCAAGTGGGTACAGCTTCAAGTGGATCACCTACATACACAATGGTTATACCAAAAAATGTAATCACTCAAGATGTACTTAATCTACAAATATTTGGACCACTAAATGGTACATTGTTTAGATGGCAAATAAGTTGTCCACAAGATTTAGTAGCTTTCAAAGGTTCTGTGTTAGGTAATACAACAGCATGTGGCACAAATGATCAAGATTATTATTTTGTGCGTAATGCAACTGGAACAGCACCTCCATTTACTGTTGACACCAATACTTTGCCAGAGATAGGTAACTTTGTTTTTACTCAATCAGATGGCAGCATTTATTTAAATGATACAAATACGTTAAAATATTTTAGTATACCAGGAGGTTTATCATTGGGTGTTAGAAATGGTGTGATAGTTAGTTCATCACTTTGTAGTGGTGGTGCATCACGAACTGCTTATGCTTCAAGTGTTAACGGTGTATTCAATGATGTTTGTGCTGGAAATCCTGTAGCTAATCAAACTTATTATCATGATGGTAATGGAGTGTTACCAGCGGTAAGTGATGTAGTATTTCCTGCTGCTTCAGGTGCCACGACTTTAACGGCAGGATATTATTATCTTGGAGGAACATCACCGAATAGAATATATATAGTAGTTGATAGCAACGGTTTAGTAACAACAGTAGGAAATTGTTAAATTTGTAATTATGGCTTGTGAAGTTTATACATTAACATATGATGAAGGCGTAAAAGGTTGGCCTTCTTTCTATAGTTTTTATCCTGAATATATAAGAGGTATGAATGCATACTTATATACATTTTCAGGAGGGAACTTATATAGACATAATGTAAATCCCTTAAGAAATACTTTTTACAATCAGTTTACTCCATCGTCAATGACCAGTGTATTCAACCCTGAACCATCATTAAGTATTAAATTATTTAAGACAATATCTTTTGAAAGTAATTCTGAATGGAGTTGTGAATCATTAGTTACTGATCTAAGTCAGGGTAATGTAAATACTGCTTTACCTAATATAGACTTTGAACAAAAAGAAGGAGAGTGGTATGGTTACATAAGACACAACGATGGTATTACAAATTATGCATTACGATATAGTAATGGTATAGGTGTGAACACAAATGTAGTTGGTCCAAATAATGCACTTGTTGTATCCTTTGGTGTACCCATAGGAAATATAATTACAATAGGAGCTACAGTGTACACATTAGTTAATGGGCAAGCGCCTGTAGAAGCTGGAGTTGTAAGTAATTTAGATAGAGTAAATAACACTATAACTGTTGATAGTTCTGCAGCGACCGCAACAGCACCAGCTACTGGAGACTTCATAATGTTTGTTAATAATACATTAGCTGAATCATATGGTATGAGAGGATATTATATGGAGTTTAAACTTACTAACAGTTCAAATGCACCGGTAGAGCTATTTGCTGTAGGTAGCAGTGTGATGAAAAGTTTTCCATAGTTTTTTATTATCTTTGCTTAAAATGCAATTAAATATAGAACCATTAAAGCCAAGTGATTATGACGATTATTTGCGTCACTGGTGGAAAGACTGGAGATGGCCTGCGCCAACTAAAGAATTTTTACCGTTAAATGGTACAGGTGGTTTTATGGTTAGTTATGGAGACCGACCTATATGTGCAGGGTTTATGTATACCACTAATGCTCAAGTAGCATGGTGTGATTGGATTATATCGGACTTTCATTTTAAAGATAAAAAAGTTAGAAAGACAGCATTGTTATTGTTAATTAAAACAATTACATTGTTTGCGGAAAGTTTAGATAACAAATATGTTTACGCATTGATAAAAAATCAATCGTTAGCAAGCGCATATAAAAGTATAGGATACGTAGAAGGTTCGTCTTATACACATGAAATGATTAAAATATTATAATATGGCATTAGCAACAGCAGCAGCAATAACCGGTATAGCAACAGGCTTAGGAAGTGCAGGTATGAGTATTGCACAAGCCGGTAAGGCAAAGAAACAAGCCTCAGCAGCAGCAGACCAGAGAAAAAAATATATGGAAGCTGCAAGAAAAAAAGCTGAAACAAATTTTTATGAGGCTTTAAATGTCCCTACCAGCGCATATAACGAACAGTTCAGACAAAACCAAGCAGGTTTAACACAAGGTATACAAGCATTACAAGAGGGTGATGCAAGAAACATATCAGCTGGTATAGGATCGTTAGCTGCAGCTAATACACAAGCGAACGAAACAACAAGAGTTGGTATGGAGCAAGCGTTATATGATAACGCTAAAATGAAAGTAGAAGCAAAAGATAAAATAAATCAAGATCTAAAAGATATGGATGTTGGAGCAGCAGCTGATCAAATGGCTATGCAAAGAGATGCTGAGAAAGAAAGATCTATGGCAATACAAAGTGCGATCACTGGTGTTGGTCAAGCAGTAGGTTCAGCCGCAGACTTGGTACCATTATTTGGATCAAGCAAAGCTGACAAAGCTGCATCCGCTGGACAAGATTTATTGGCAGGGACTGACAGTATTGAATCATTATCTACACAATATGGAATTACAGGTGGTGAAATGATTGATAAGATGAAAGGTTTAGGTTTAACTAAACAAGATATTAGAGGTCTAAGAAAACAAGATGATATTGTAGGAGGATTTAAAAACTTATTAGGTCAAGATAGATTTAAGAATTTAAACTTAGACTTAGGTTCGGTAACAGACTTAGCTTCATTAAGAAAATTAATTTACGGAACATAATACCATGGCTGAAAAACAACGAGGTAATCAATATTCTATTTATCAGCAAAAAGATGTTGAAGGAACATTTGTTGATTGGGGACAGATAGCATCTGACCTTACAACAGGTTTAGAAGCTATCTCTGCTAATAGAGAAGCGCAAAAACAAAAGATAGCTGATGATACTACAGCAGCTATGAACACATTAAGTGAGATTGCTGATGTAAACAATCCAAGCATGAACACTGCATTGATAGATGCTTCTGATCTATCAACCAAATCATTACAAGCTAACTACGATTTAGTAAGAAGAGGTCTTTTAGATATAAAAGATTTTAATGTAATGATGCAAAGACAAAAAGATGGTTATTCATCTTTATCAAACTTTGCTAAAAACTACGATGCCAAATACCAAGACGCTTTAACACGAATAGCAAACGGTGAAGCTTCAGCATTAGAAGAGTTTTGGAAAGACACTTCTCATAAGTTTGGTAACATGAAAAATAAAAAGATCTGGACCAATCCAGCTAATGGAGAACTTATGTTAGTGGAAATGATACCTGATCCGAACGATGCTTCTAAGCTTATAATGCCTGATGCAAACAATCCTGATCATAAAAAATATTTTCACACTCCATCACAGATGCTCAAAATATCTGACTATCAAGAACAAAAGATTGATACCACAGCGTATGTAAAAGATAGTATTGTTTCTCCTTTAGCTTCAGTTATTAGTAGCGAAATGGATTCTTATACATTATTGGGTGGTGGTGCAGCGATTGAAGAAATCAAAAACTTTAGACAGTTATTTGATATGACAAATATAGGTGGAGGTGTAACGTTTGAGGATTGGATGGGTTCTCAAGTCTCGGAAGTTGTTGGTTCAAAGAATGATGATGGCACGTCCAATAGTAATAGAGCAGCACAAGTGTTGGCACAAAAAGGATATACTTTTACAGAAGATCCAACTAAAGCTGGAGGTAAAGTTATTTTAACTATCTCTGATGAAAACGGGCAACCTTCTGTATCTTTAACGGCAGAGCAGTTTGAGGCTGCGGAAAGAGAAGCTTTGATAGAAATTGAAAGTCAATTAGACTTAGAGGTTGCAAACAAACAACCATTAAGAGGTGAGCAAAAAGATCCACCAACGTCTAATGAAATTGCTAAACAAGATGAGATTGATAAGACAACAGGGTATATTAGAGATTTAAATACAGTATTAACTGGCGATGAGGTTACAGCTAAAACTACATTGAAAGGTATGATTGAAACTTCAAACGTACAAAGATCTCAACAGAATCCTCCATTACCAACCATAGATGGTTTTGATATGACAGATGATTACATTGTATTCTATATGAGCGATGGATCAAGTGTAACAAGAGATAGAACGGTTGCAGATGACCCTGATACTACAGACGTAGATGAAAGTAGTGCTAATGAAGTACAACAGGATCTTGCAAGTATCTATGATATATTAGCTCCAGGAGCGCAAGGTATAAAATCCGGTATGTCTGACGCACAGATATATGATTTCATTAAAGAGCAAAATATTACAATCGGAGAGAAAGGTGAAGATAGATCTCTGACATTACAAGGAGGAACTAAAACGCCTGACTCAATTACTGCAACTGCAAAGAACTCAGCAGGTACATCTATTCAAACTATTATTACGGATGAACTTGGTACGTTAGATCAATTTAACACAAAAGGCGAAATTAGAGAAGCGGTTGATGAAGCTATCAACTTAGTTATGAAGGGTCAAGCTCTTAAAAACTTCCAAGAAGCAGGATGGTCTAATTTGAGATCAACAGTAGCAAATGGTAAAATTTATATTGATTACACTGATGAAAACGGTAATGACAAGTTCATAAGTTTAGGTGATGGGTCAGCTAAAAATGGTAGAACTCAAGAGCAAACAGCTAATGCTATTGCTGAAGGAATTAATGAACTTAACAAAAGAACAACAGAGCTTGTAAATAAAACACGTGGTGGAAGAAGTGGCAAGTTGAGTTTTAAAGCCTGGCAAGCAGCTAACAAAAGAAAAGAAGGTGAAACGTTCCAGGATTATGTAGGAAGATATAAAAAACAGTTTAAAATTTAACTATGAATCAAGAGGCATTAGAGGCTTTATTTCAATTAATTCCTGAAGGAATGTTTGATGAACCTGCTGATCTCAATGACGTAATTGAGAAAGAAGGACTGGAAGGATTATACCCTTTACTGCCCGAAGGTATGTTTGAAACCGAAGAAGAATTTGTAGAGACCTTTGGGGGTCAAAAAAAAAAAGATATTGGTGTACAGCAACCTGGCCAAACTACGGATGTGGAGGAAGTACAGTCTACCCAAATGGAAGAAGGAGAAATTGGTTCATCGGAATCACCTTCACAAAGCTCTCAAAATAGGTTTGACGATCCTGAAAGACAAGCACAGCTTGATAATCAATTAGATACCCAAATAGATTTCCAAGTAGATCAAACAGTAGATTATGGAGGAACGTCTCGTGATAGAGACCCTTTTGATGATCCAAGATTTAAACCTGTAGGCACAAAGTTCGGTGCTAATGTAGAGGTGGGTGAAAAGAATACATGGCTTGAAGAGATGTTTGGTAAAAACGAATTTACTGATTTCTTTGGTGATATATACAGAGCAGGCGCTCAAGGTTTGAAACAAGGTGCCACAATAGATGATGCTCGAAACATGTTTGTTAGTGGAGCAGGTGCATCGGATGAAGATATACAAGAATATATAGCAGCCGTTTCTCAAATGGATGACGTTGGTATGTCGGATGAAATGAAATCATTTAATCAAATATATGAAAGAAACGGAGGTGGTATACTGGGTTTTGTTTCTGGAGTATTCCAAAATCCTACAGTCATATCTCAACTTTTTGTTTCTTCAGTTGCTTCGATGGTAAACGCTGACGTGGCTGGTGGTGCAGCAGCAGGCGCTGGTGTTGGTGCTGGAGCAGGTGCTGCTATAGGTTCTACTGGTTTTGCAGCTGGTCCTTTAGGTATTGCAACTACAGGTGCTGGTGCTATAGCAGGAAGTATATCCGGTGCTATAATGGGAGCAAGCGCAACCTTAGAAACAGGTTTAGCTTTTACAGAGTTTTTAAAAGAAGAATTATCCAAAAGAGGATTAGAGTTTAACCAAGAAGGGATAAGAGCTGTATTAGCTAATAACTCAGCATTATCCTCTATAAGAAATAAAGCGGTTGCCAGAGGTATGGTCATCGGTACTGTCGATGCTTTTACCAGAGGACTTGCTGGACAGATAGGTGGTAAGACTGTCAAAGCAGCAAAGCTTGCTGATAAAGCAGTCGATAAAGGTATGAAAGCCAGAGCAGGTTTAAAAGCTGCAGGTATAGAAGCGGTTGGTGGAGCAGGTGGTGAAGCTGCAGCAAGAGCAGTTACAGGACAAGAAATGGATGTAGCTGAGATTGGATTTGAAGGTATAACTGGACAAGCTTCTTCTATATTATCTGTACCTCAAGCTGTTTCCGGCAGAAGTCTTACTGATATTGCTCGACAAACAGCTGGTAAAGGAATAAATATATTTAAACCACCTAAGTATGGGGTGCTTACAAAGAAGGGTGTTAATCAACCACAAACAAAAGAACAAATAATGGACATGGTTGAAACCATGACCGATCAAGAAATAATTGATGCACAGTTTAATATTAAGAATGATCCAGAATTACAGACACTAATAAACGAAAGAAAACAAAAAGCTTTATATGATAAAGAAACACCTAAAACAGTTTTTGGTGCAAGAAGAAAAAGATACCTTGAACTATTAGCGGAAAGAGACAACATGCAGGATCCAGATAATCCTGAAAATAAACAAAGATTAAAAGCTATTGATGAAGAATTAAATAGTATAGCTGAAGAATCTAAAGATGCTTTAACCGAATTAGTTGGCGATCAGTTAGTAGGAGTAACCAGAAGTGATGCTTTGGAAGCATTAAAAACTGAGGGTATAGAAAAGCCTACAGATGAGCAGGTTAAAAACAAACAAAAAGAATTGCTTAAATTAGCAGTTGAAGCTGCTAAACAAGCAGCAGAGGTTTTTACTGGTCAGAAGAATATAAAAGAGTTAGAAGATGAAGCAAAAGATCAGCTTATATCTGAAGGCATAGTAGAACCTACTGATCAACAAATTAAAGAAAGAGCCAATGCCATTCAAGAGTCAAGCGCAACGCAAGTGGATGTACAAGAATCTACCGGAGACAGCCAAACAGTGGGAGAGGGAGACACCCAAGGGGTCGTTACCGAGGAGAGTCAAACCCAAGACCAAACTCCGATTGAGACGCAGACGCAAGAGGAAGTAAGTATAAATGTTGCTCCGTTTTATGAAGCCAACATTGAATCAACAAGCGAAGCATCTGGTCTAAGAAAGTCACCACAATACCAACAATATAAAAATAGTCTTACCGAGATAGCAAATGACATGGGTCTCGAAGTAGAGGTTGAAGAATCTGTAGGTGGTTATGTAAACCAAGAATCAGGAAGTAAGATAAGAGAGATAAGTAATATAGTTAAATTAAAAAATGCTACATTAGAACAAGCATCTCAGTATGCGGCTCTTACATCTGCATTAGCACCTGAAGTACAACAATCAAGCATAGCTGCGGAGTATACTATAGATGGTGCTGAAAATCATAATGGTAACGAAATTTCTATCAAAGTTTCAGATAGTGAAGGTACTTTCCAAGCCTTGCAAGAAGCGGGTATTGATGAATACACTTTGTCGGAAACAAATAATTTATTATCTTTGATTGATATTTTTGATTTTAGTGATCCTGAAGCGGATGCAAAATTAGAAACATTATTAAATATATTAGATAAAAAAAATATTACTTATGAAGTCGCAGACAAAAAAGCAATCAACTCAAGATTTATTGACTCGAAGAGCAGGAAACAGATTCTTTCAGATGGTAGACAAAGCGCCATTCAACAACAACAAGAAGGGTCAAGCCTTTATAAGAAGATCATCTCAGCGATAAATAGAGACGCTCAGAATCAAGGCATATCCCCCAACGAATATATAGGTACACAAACCGCACCCGAAGTTACTGCTGATGCAGGAAGGGTAGATGCGATAGTGGATGACATTGTTAAAAAAACCAAAGCACGTAAGGTTGGTAAGAGTACAAGTCCTAAAGTATTATTAAACAACACCTTAAAGTATTTACAAAACTCAAAACTATACAAGCAACTTGATGATGTATCAAGAAACGATTTAGTTAGAAAACTAAACGAGAAACTTGGTATCAAAATTAAGAAAGCGCCAAGTGTTAAAAAAGTTTTAGGTAAACCAAAAGATAAAAAGGTTGTAGTTAATGAAAGAACTGCGCTAAAAGATCAGATAAGACGACAAGCAAAAGCTGCAAGAGAATCAGCGGCTGCATATAAAAAAGCAATGAAGAACATTGCAGCTCAGATAACAGGCTTTGGTAAAAAGTTAGGCAAGGTTTCAAAAGCTAAGGTAGATGCGATAACTAAAAGGTTTGCTAATGTAAATCTTAACAATCCAAAATCAGTAGATAATTTTTTACAGTTTGTGGACGATGTGTTTACAAAAGCTGACTTCTTTGAAAAAGTTAAAAGCTCAAAGACATTTGCTAAGAGAGCAAAGAAACAAGTGGGTGGTTACAAAACTGGTGTGCTTCCACAAGATTTAAAAGTAGCTTTAGAAACTTTATTTAGTATTGATCCATCTATTATACCAGCAGACAAGATAGATACATTCTTAGAGCTGGCTCGTGAGTATGGATCTGGTAAAAAAGTTTTAGATCTACAGCCACCAAACGAAACTCTACCAAAAATTTTAGATGTCTTAAATGCTGTTGAATCAAACTTAGACGCAGACATGGAAGCTGTTGTAGCAGAAAAAGCTACAAAAGATGTAGACGTGGATGCTGAAGTTACTGAGATAATGGAGTTAAGTAACGACATATCTAATGCTGACATAAATAATATAGTAGACCCAAGAGCAAGAGAACAAGCAAGAAGACTAAGAGGCTTGAGTGCGCAGGATATATTAGAATTAGCCAAAGAAAAGAAAGATGGCACAATGGATTATTCTGATGTTATGTTGTTGAAACAAGTTATGAAAAATATTAAGAATGGTTTTGCAGGTAAAGCTGTAACAGATCTTAACACAAAACTAAACAATATAGAAAGTGCAAAAGAACTAAACCCTATTCTCAAACCATTTAAAAGAAATGTATATACAGATGCCATAGTAAATTTATATAGTACACTAAAAGGTATTAAGACAGATAGAGGATTTTTAACAGAACGAATTAGAAGTTTGTCTACGTTTTTCCTTGATGATGTTTTGGGTAACAAAGGAAAGAAAAATATTTACAATCAAACATTTGGAAAACTTGCAAGATCTTATGAAGTTTTAAAAACAAAACTCACAAAGCTTCAAGCGAAGGTAGATGCAGCAGATAACATATTGGAATACGATGGTTTAAGTAAAGCCAGGAAGTTAAGTAGGACTGGAAGATCAACAAATGATGTAGTTAAAAAGAAATATAAAATAAGAATGTTGCAGTTGCAACGTGAACATGAAGCTAACACAGTGGATGGAAAGTCAAATCCAAAAGCTCCATCTGCTATGGATTTTATTGATGCTACAATAGAAGGTATAAAACAAGATCAGCTATTAAGTGATACTGATTTAAAAATATTAGAAGAACTAAAAGCTGAGTTTGACGTGGATGGACAAATTAGTTCAGAAAAAATAGATTCCTCTCTTACACCTGATGAAAGAAAAGCTTTAGCATTATATGATGAGGTAAACAATTCATTAGCTGCAGACGCACAATATATATCATCAAACCTTCATGGTAACAAAATTAATTTACTTAACGATTATAATCATCACGCAGTTTTAGAATCAAAGAAAGAAGGAGAATCTTCTTTAACAAATAAATTAAAAAGATTTTTAAATACTATTCAAACTAAGTCAGGAACTATAGTCGAAAGAACAAATGGTGCAAAACCAATTAGTTTTGATCCAAGTTATTCTGCCATGAGAGGTGCGCAAGAAACTTTACTTGATGCAGAAATGACACAAGTTGTAAGAGAAGTTGATGGTACGTTAAATTTATTAGAACAACAACTAAAAAAAGATGGAACCAAAGAATCAGTGCAAGCAGTCAAAGCTATAAAAAAAGCTAAGAAAGAATTAATGACTACAATATTTAGGGGATCATTAATTGACAATGCACACACAGGTTTCCTTAATAATTTAAGAATACAAAAACTTGGATACCAAGCTGCTTTAGCATCTGTATACAGAGCGGGTTCGGAGATAGCGGGTAACTTAGCTATTATGATGAGTAATCCAAAGCTGGCACTAAAAGCTTTTGGTAGGTTTGGTAAGATGTCTTTTAACCCTAAGAATGTAACCCAGGGTATTGATATAATGGAAAAGCTTAGGTCCTCACAAACATCAAAGTTATTTGATAGTGATGCATTACAATCCAAACATTCTCAAATGACAGACTACGGTGGTTTAAATTCTAAAAAAGGTGCCGGTGTATCAAGAGTACAAAATGTAATAGGACAAATTTTAAAGTTCTCTGGTGTAAAACAAACAGCTGCTGTTACTGATAAAATAGCTTCAAAGATTATTACGTTTCCAGATCAAATGATGGCAAGACCATTATGGTTTGCATCCTGGGCATCTGCATTTGAAGCACAGGTAAAAGAGCAAACAGGTGAAACTGTAAAAATTACACCTGCTGAATATAAAAAGATAGCAGATGGTACCTCAAAGTTTTTAGATAAAAAATATGAAGGCGCAAGAAATACAGCGACCGCACAAGCTGATGCTAAAACTGTAACTCTGGCCACCTCTAACAATCCATTTGATGGTATCATAAAGAACATGAGAAATGTAGATGACGGTGCATTGAAGGCTATATATAGAATGGCTAATTCTTACATGGCAAGGTTCTCTTTATATGAATTTGGTACAGCTCGTAATGCAATCAACTCTATGTTTCATAAAGGAGATCTAAGTAAAGCAGAGGCTGCTGCATTAATGGCTGGTGTTATAGGAAGAATGTCAGGATACATGGTAACGTATACAATGTTAACCAGCTTATTAGATGATGAACTATTTGATGCAGAGGATTACAGAGAAGAGGACTTTGAAGATTTGCTTGCAAGACAAACTCTTGGTGCTATGTTGTCAATATTAGGAAGAGGTTCAATGGGTAACATACCTACTGCGTTTTTAAATTTAGGTATAGAAGAATTAAACAGGCAACAGTTTGGAGACTTAAGAGACAATGTAGAATATGATCCTTACGTACACTCAATCGTATTTTCAATTATAAACCCTGATGATTTTAAATCTAAATCGTTAGCAGATATAGGATCTAATATGTTTTTAGGACCATATGGACCAGCGTTTAAAACACTATCAAGGATAGTACAATTAGGAGCCAGTGCAACAGGTGCAAAGAAAAGAGAAACAAAGCAGAAAGCTGAGGAAGAATTAGTTAATAGAATGACAATAGAAGTGTTAGGTAATTTAGGTTTGCTTCCATTTTACAAAGACATAAGAAGAATCCTTTTAAAGAAAAGGTTTGCTAAGAACCCAAACATATTAACTAAAGCACAGATTGAAGAGTTAAGAAGAAATGGTGAGCTAATTGAAGATGATATAATAGGGGATGATACATTAGAAGAGGATGGTTTCTTACCGGATGATGATTTATTAATAGATTAATGCAATACTTTGACGAACATAGAACAATGGTTGACAGCTACAAGCTTCTAACTGGTAAAGAAACTTACGAAGAAATGCTGGATAAAAATGTACAACCAGCTTTTATATTCAATCCAACTATGCCGGTGGTATCTATGGATGATGATGTGTTTGATGTGCTAATAGAATACTTTGCAGACTTGGAAGATTATGAAAAATGTAGTGAATTGAGAGAACAAAAAATACTTAATTCTTACTATAGTTTGACCGCTCCGCTTGTAACTTATAAAAAAGGAATGCCTGCATTCCATTCACATGGGAATCAGTTGGGAAAAAATACTTCCAACCTTTAGAACGACCTTTAGTAATGTAGTAAGCAAAAGCTACTGCAATCTTACCAGTATTTTTTTTAAAATTTATTACAGCAGAATGATCTGATGTAGGTATTACTTCGTCTACACCAAACGATTCGTTGTTATGATTACATTCTCTGGCTGTATTAGAATATCTTTGTGCAATAGTTTCAGCAAAAGATCGAAGCTCTTGTGCGGTTTCTTTCTTCATATGTCGTCACTTAATGATTGGATCAACTCTGCCATGAGCTTGCAGATATGTTGTGCGGTTTGTTTTGCTTTCTCGTTTTCCCTGTCCATTAGATCCTCATATAGCTCATCAGAAAGGTCGTGGAGACCATTAGTCACACTATTTATGTGAGCTATGGTATTCACATCGTCCTGAGATATATGGGCCATCTTTTATCTATCCATACAATCAAGCAATAATTTTCCTAAACTTTCGTCTATGTTTTTAATGACTCTGTAAATATTTCTTGATCGTTGTTTTACTAATTTTTTTTCAGCTATTGTACTATCAATTCCCAAGTTGCAGTACATAACACAATCAATATGTTTGAGTGTGCTGACTTTTTTTCTGTTTGACCAAGTAACATACCCTGCAATTTTATCTACATCTTCATATGTATATTTACAATCTTCGTGCATGTTTTGTTTTATATAACTCTGTTAGTTTTTTCTTAAGTTCGTTAATTCTTGAATTTAATAAAAATATTTCGTCCTCGCAAGCTTTGATCTTAATATCCTTGCGACCATCTTTATCAGATACACAGTTTTCGTTTATATATTCTACAATATCATTCTTTTTATGTTCTATTTCGCTACGATATTTAACCATATACGGCCACTCCTTTAACGCATGTAGTACAGTAGCATGGTTTTTGTTAAAAACTTTAGCTATTTGTTGATAAGTTAAGCCAAGTTTATTTCTAAGAATATAGTATACTATTGCTCTACCTTCGATATAATCTTCTCTTCTGCTATTAGATTTCAGATCCAGTTGTAAAATTTTTTCCGCTATATATATGACGGTTTCGGGTTTTAAATTTAACATTTGATTTAATATATGAATTTAAGTTTATAAAATCTAAGTATTCATTTAATGAAATGAACTTTAAGTCTGTAAAAGTGAGAAATGTATCAGCTGTCTTTAAACATTCAACAACAAAAGGATAAGGTTTCTCATTATCATGAACAATACCAGCAAGCAAGTGTGTATGGAAATCATTATTAGGTATACCAGGAAGATGATCTTCTATATACAAAGCAATCTTGTACGCTATATATGGATCAGCATTTTCTAACGTAATCATAAACGAATCTTCTACTTCGTATTCAATCGCCTTTGTGTACTTCAACTCTAACTCCATGATCTTTTAATTCTTTTATTCTATACTCCTGTAATTTTGATACCTTTCCTTTTTTTCCTTTTACCTCTATAAAAAAAACATCCGAGTCTTTTGGTATAGCCATAAGATCTGGTATGCCATTCTTATTTGTTAACTTTAATTTAATAACATAATATCCTTCAGCCTCTAACTCTTTTATTTTTTTAGTTTGTATCTGCTGTTCAGTCATAGTTAATTTCCTCCACGCCCAGGGTTCACTGGCTTCGGTGGAGTTACCACACTATTCGGTGCAGGTTTAATGACTGGTGTTGTTATTGAATTATTATTTGAGTTATTGTTACCACCATAATCTATTGGCTTTGGTTTGTTCCAATTCTGATAGTAAGTGGGTACGCCATTCCAATGATAATAATTCCAATACCTTGGGTATGTGTGAACATTATCATAAATACGATATATATTAGTAGGTTTGATAGCATCAATAGGTATTTTTAAAGTATCTCCTTCTTCTGTCAGCGCTAACACATGAGTGATCTTTGGCTTTTGTTGGTAGTATATAGGGGAACAACCAACAAAAAGTAAAATAAATATTATATATCTAATCATAACACTAAGTTAATAAATCTCTCTTAAAATGATTTAGTGTGTAGTCTTTCTTCTTTACTACTGCTTTATATATATCTTTTTCTATGCCATCTTTGGAGAAGATCCAAAAGATTTTATTATATAATCTATCTTTAGTTGTCATTCTGTCTCTTGACTGCCAATAACTTGTAGCGCTAAAATCTATATTATAATAAATTAAAGCTTCAGCTTTTCGTAGACTAATTCCTTCACGTCCAGATACAATTTGTAATGCTATTGTCTTTGGAGTGTTGTTAAACTCTTCTAATGTTTCGCACAATAGATCTCCATACACTTCCTTCAATGCTTCAAGTTCTGCTTTAAACTTATAGAAGATAGCAATCTTTTTACCTGCAAACTTCTTGCGTATATAATTAGCTTTAGTTAGATCTATAACCATAGACCTACCGCTTTCAAACTTAACAGTGCCTGAACAAAGTTGATGTACTTTTGTCATTAGCTTTACTGGAGTGTCAGCTAATATTACTTCTTCATCTCCTTGTACTACCCTTTCCTTTTTAAGTTCGCTTATAATTTTTTTAACCGATGGATCTATATCTACAAACAAAACCTTTTCGTTTGTGTCTACTACAAAGCCAGCTTCTTTCTGAGTGTATGATATTGTGTATGGTTTCATTTGATCTAAGATAGTTCGTAATCCATCAGACCAATCGTTAATAAATAAACTATTGATCTTTCTTTGCTTGACTCTTACATACACTTTAGCAAACTGATAAAAGTTTTTAAAGGTTTGAAATGGGTTACCTGGGATCGCATGGACCTGATGAAACATTTGAGAGTATGATTCAGGTGTAGGTGTACCTGATAGTAAAATTACTTTGGCCCTATGTATATTAATGAGACGTTGAACTGTCTCACATCGTTTGTTCTTCTTTGGAAATGCACCCAAAGTATGTGCTTCATCTAATATAATGTAGTCAAACATAGTCTCATGAGACACTTTATGTAAACTCTCATAGTTAATCACAGTTATATCATAAGCAGG